AACATCTGGAATGTGGCTTCGATGACTGCGCCGTTTGAGGTGTGGATGTGGCGGAGGATGTCTTGCAGGACCAGTGCTTCAGTGCGGGTGATTTGAATGGTGGTGTCTTGACGGTTCATGTGTCCTCCGTTGTTTGGGAGGGTGAACTTACTACTTCGGGTCGGACTTGCCGCTCAACGGGGCTTACTTCCTCTATCCATAAATCTCCCCAGATGTACAAAGGGTGCAGTCCGATTGCAATCGCATAACGGTCGGCTTCGAGCCATGTGATGTGGAAGTTGGGTAGGCGGAAGTCGTGGATTCGGCGTCTTGTGGTTCCCATGGCTGCTGCGATGTCTTTGTCGTTCATTTCTGGCGAGAAATACTTGAACAGCGGGGCTGCTGGGAGGTATTTGCGGTATGGCATCCCCTTACGGGGTGGTTTCACCAGATTCTGTGGTTGCGTGACATCATCCAAAGGATTGTCCCTCCTATTGCACAGATTTTGTATTCGGCTGAGCCGAGAAATGGGGCGGTGGCGGTGAGCCAGATTAAAAGCATCATTTGGTTTTTCCTTTTCTTAGGTCTGCTTGTTGTTCTCGCATGGATTTGCCGTTCATGGCTTTGGCGGCTCCGACATGGTTGTTAATGACGATGCCGACCTTCTTGTCTCCTGTTATGGCGAGTAAATCACTATTTGCTTGGTCGACGAATCCTGCTGCTTCCAGTGCTTCAATGCTGTCGAACACATCACATTGGCGGTCGTCCTCGGTGATGAGGTGGTCGTGCTTGCCTCCGTAGGAGAACACATACTTGAAGTTGTCTGGGCAGTCTGGTTCGACATGCTCTCGGAACATCACGACTTCTTTGGTGTAGCAGTAGAAAGTGGTTTTTGGTGTTACCCGAGCGATTCGCATCCATGCTTGGAGATAGTCGACGGAGAAGAAATCGCCGCCGTCGTGGATTCTGACGAAAGCCCCTTCGAACTTGGCGTGTGACACTTCGAGGCGCATCGCATCTTCCCAGCCTTGGAGGTCGTCGAGAATCATGCTGAGGTTGCGGGTGTGGGCTGCAAGCACATTGGAGAACCTGAAGGTTCCTTTGCGGGCGTAGCAGGCTTTGGCGCAGACCCCTGCAGATGGGCATGTGTTGAGTCTGGAGCCGTCGGGCAGTGTTGTTATCCATGCAGGTAGGGACCAGACCCAGATGCGGTCTCTCTTGAGGTCTCGATTGTTGTTCTTGAGCAGTGCCATGTGTTATTTCTTCTGTCCGATGAGGTAGCCGCAGGCGAAGAGCGCCCCGTAGAGAATGAGCATTGAGAGGAGTTCACTCACCACGAGCCTCTTTCAGTTCGGCGTTTAGGCGTTCGACCTCTGTGGTCAGTTCCGCCACTTTTTTTCTGAGGTCAAACAACTCTTGTGTCATCCGCATTGCTGAATCGTTGTTGTTCGGCGTGTAATACCGCTTGCGGTTGTAGGTCATTGTTCTTCCTTTGCTGCTATTGATTCCTGTACTGAGAACTCCTGATAGCCGCAAGTACACATCATGGCTCTTTTGCAGCCTTCGATGCAGCCTCCTGACATGGCGAAGGCTTGATTGGCTATTTTGCGCCACTTGTCCCTTTGCCAAGCCACTTTCTTGACGACCTGTTTCTGTTTCTCTTCAACTTCGGTCAGAGAGTTCTGGAGTTGTTCAAGTTGTGGTCGTAACGCCTCTTCGTACATGGCGATTGCACGGTCAATCTCACATTGGAGACAGAAGTGGCTGCTTGGGTGCCATTGGCGTTCTTGGTCCTGAAACTGGGTTATTTCTACCCAGCCTCTCGAATACGGTTTCCCGCATGGACACAGTCGAAGTTGTTCTTCGTTCATTTTTCCCTTTCTTGTTTTTGTTATTCCCCGAAGTGGGGACATTCACATTGGTGTTGTAGTCGTTCGCATTGAGAGCAGCGTTCAATCATTTTGTCAATCCTGTAAATCAGATAAGTGAGACCGACAAGAAGAACCGAAACTGCTTCCCAGATGAGAAACACTTTCATTAAGACGCTCTGATGAGGTCAAGAATTGCGATTCGGGCTTCTTCGACATTGAAGAACTGACCGAAATCTCCCCATGTGTCGACATTGCCGTCTGGGTGGACAATCCTGATGGTGAACCGTCGATTTCCAAACCATGCCACGCCTTCGGGGTCTTGTTCGCTTGATACGAAATACGAGACCCTGTCGGTGAAGAAAACGGGTGATTCAATCTTGGTGTTAAAGAATCGCATTGACTCTCTTGAGAACCAGTGTTGACCAATTGCCCGATTTGCTTCTTCAATTTGTTTGATGGTTTGGAGTGCCATCAGTCCTCCATCATTTCGATGGTGATTCTGGAGACGATTTGGCTGTACGCCTCTGGGTTTGTTTCCTTGAGGAACGCTGATGCTTCTTGTTGGATGCGGCGTGAGCGTCGATTGGCAATTAGTGCTCTTTGCTTTCCTCTGGCTGAGGAGCGATAGGAGCGGTGCCATTCGTTGTGGGCTTGGCGGCAGTCATCGCATCGGCAGCCGTGGTTGCTGTATGTCGAGTAGTTGCCGTGCTTGATTGCTTTATCTGGGGTGGAATCGTTCACTTTGGACCAGTCATCCCAACGATTTTTGTGTTTAGTCGTTCAATGGTTTCAAGAGCCTCAGTGAGTTCTTGTTCCAACAACACTGCGAGGTTTCGTGCTCGTTCTCGTTCTTCAGTGAGTTTGACGATTAAGTCTTGTTCTGTTGACATGTCAACCCTTCCTTTCGGTTGGATTGACTTTACCATCCCATAGTGACGAGAATCAACTACCCCGAGTAAGTATTTCGTAACGCTTCACAGAGGGCTTGTCTAGGTGTATTTCGTAGTCCGTGGTGGTGTAGCCCAAAGACGAGCAGAAAGTCTCCCAGAAGCCCCAGCGCCATCGATTGAAGAGACTGTGGGGGACCTCATCCCTGTTGGTCCAGTCTTTAGGAATTCCTGCAGCCTTTAGGACGGGGAATGGTGTTGGTCCAAGCGTCACTGAAATGCAAGTCGAAGCGACGGGGACATTGGGTGCGAGTTCCGCACAGATTTGAAGTTGCTCCCATGGGAAGCCGAAAGCATCAAGGTCGATGAGGTCGAACTGTTCAAGGTCGAGACCTTTCATCACCTTTTGGTTGTTGCCCATGATGACTTCAGGGCGGCTGTATTTCTTTTTGTCGATGCCCAAATAGGTGATTTTGTGGTCGGGCAGCAATTCGCCAACCCGCTCCCACACTCGCCCGTCACCTGCAAACGCATCAAGGATGTACAGGTCTGTTTTGTTAAGCGTCTTGATGAAGTCAGCCCTTAGCCGAGCCTTCGACCCGAGGTGAGAATTCTCGGTCCAGACTCTGCTCATTTTGTTGCCGAGGCGATTTCGACGCCTTCGACCTCTTTGAGGGCGTCTTGAATCATTCGCATCGCCTTGCCTTGGTCGGTCACTGGGCAACGGATAAGAAAGAAGCAATCTTCAAAAGGCTCGAGGTTGCGCTTGCGCTTGTCATTGGGTTCGTCTGTGACATCGTCGATAAGCGTCTGGATGTCTTTAAGGTCGAAGCCTGTGCCTCGTAGGTCACCGTCTGCTACAACGCTGCGTAGGAGGTCCTGAAGGCTGTCTTGGTTGTATCCAGCAAGGTCGCTCATGCGGTTGTCCGCAAGCATGATTCGCTTTGCTTCAGCGTCAGTGCAGTCAATCCACATTACAGGGACAGAGTCGAGGTCCAAGTGTCGGGCTGCTTGCCAACGATGGTTTCCCGCAAGGATGTACTTGGTTGATTTCTGGGCGACAATCACGCCGTAAAACCCGTTTACTTTGATGGACTCAACAATCTTGTCGACATTGCCCTTGCGGGGATTCATCGGGTGGGGAAGTAAAGCGTCCAGAGGAGTTTGCTCAACTGCGTGGATTGGTTCGAGATTTGTCTCGGTTGCTTTACGAGTTGCCATGGATTCCTCCCCTAAATCAGCCCCGCCCCGCCAGAAGAAAGGGGTAAAGACTGGCGGGACGGGAGGAGTGCTGACTGCCTGTACAGACGGGAGTCACTCTATCAGGCTGGCGTACCTTGCGTATGCAGTATTCAAATCTTCTGTCTGCTGGATGACAATTCCATCTCGGACAATTAAGAATTCACTGCCGTGCCAAGACTCGCTGGAATCTCGACGGAACAACATGATTCGTCCTGATGATTCGAGAGCGGTCCACGGGGCTGCGTCTGTTTCTTCTCGTGGCTTAACTTCGACGATGGTGAACGAACGCATCGGGGCGTAGCGAGACCTTTGAGTTTGTCTGCGACGGTCTGAGTCGGTCATGCCTCCCCAGATTCCTTCTTCGCCTTGACCAGCAACAAGACAGTCGGCAACCACATCGCATTGTTTGCAGATTGCCTTGGCTTGCGCTTCACGCTTCAACCGTTCGTTTGATGGTTCATCTGCTGGACCAAAGAAAACCAGTGGACCAAGGTTGCGGCAAGCCGCCCTACTTTGCCATTCCATCAAACCTCTCAACGGTGAACATGCCTAATTGTGCAGCGGCGTCAACAAAGGCATCGTCAGAGAGGTCAAGGTTCAAGCGTCCATAGCCGTCAGCGTGTGCTCTCAGCGCCAGAAGGTTTCTGGCACCGAAAACATTTACCAATGGCGGCTCAAGTGCGGCGTGGTTAAGCATCGCATAGTAGGCAAGAAAGTCAGTGGAGGAGCCAAGTTCGTAACTGTGGTCTTTGTCGAAAGTCACTCGAATCATGCTGCCACCTCCTGCTTTAGTGTTTCTACTTCCACGACCTTGCCGTGGTGATACTTGAGGAACAAGCCCTCTGGGATTTCTTTGACGCTTGCCAGTTTGACACCTGCCTGCATCGCCGCTGTGCGGAGCATGTTTTCTGTTGAGGCAAACACCATTGAGCCACCGAGTGTTGAGCCGATGAACAATGGGCTTTGGCGAATTCGACCAACATTTACGATTGCTGGTTCGTTGGTGTTGAACCAAGCGATTGCGGCTGAACCTTCGAGACGGTGGAGATGGTCCGTTGGCTTGTCAGTCGCATCGATGAGTCGGAAGATTGCTTCCGTGTCAACTTGACCTGTCCGACCCGTTCCAACTTCGGCGATGATTTCGTCGTCGTTGCGAATCCCTCCGTTGTGGATTCCGATGGTGTCACCGACGAGGATTGGGTGGTTGTTGTTGTTGTTCTCGGGGCTTCCCTTTGTGGCGTACCGAGTGTGAATGATTGCTGACCGTGTGTAGGTCGCCATCTGGTCCATGCTTTCGATGAACTGGCTGGCTGCTATTGCATCCTTCATGAACCAAACGCCGAGAGCGTTGTCATCGTCCTTTTGGCTCCATGCCACACCAGTCGCATCAGTGCCTCGGCGCTGAATCTGGAGGGCTAAAGCCTTAGCCAGTTTGCGGCAATTGATGTGTCGATGGTCTTGGTCTGAGATTGAAAATCCTGCGATTCCGCACATTTTCTTTTTCCTTTCTTAGGCGGCTACTGCCGTGGGGTAGAGGGTTTCTTGGCGGTTCTTCAACCACTCGGCGCTGGCGGCTGAGATTTTGCCGTTTGCGAGAAGTGTGTCAACCAGTTCGTTGTCAGCGTCGATGACGATTCCGTCTCGGCTGGCATCGAAGAAGGCGATGAGCAACTTGACCCACTCGGTTGCCTTCTTGCCGCTGAGTGTTCCTTGGTGCATACGCATCTCGATAGTTCCGATTCGACCGATGTTCGAGATGTTCATCGAGTCAGTGTGGCTACCCCGCATTGGGTAGTTGCACTCGGCGGCGATTGCTCGTTGTTCGATGTCGAACTCCGCCAACTTTCGGCAGTAAGTGTTGTTCTGGCGAGACTTGGCAACCAAGCGAAACAGTGTGTTCTGCGCTTGCTTGTAGTTGCGGAAGAGGCGAGCACGATTGTCTCCCATGATGTCTGCGACACCAAGGTGAACATGCATACCGTGTCGACGGTCGACCTTGGCACCGACGCTTCGAAGAGCAGCCATGACCTTCTCAATCTCTCGGAGACCAGCGGCACCCTTGAGAACTGGGCTGACCAACTCACCACCTTGGTTCCAAGGCTCGGCACCAGCGTTGCTCATACCCTGTGTTGCACTGGAGTCTGTCTCCAACTTCCACTGGGTGTAACCGCTCACTGGCTGGCGGCAGGTCACGCAAATGTTTCCGTGGTAGCCAGTCATGTGAATGTGGTAGCCGAGCACTGCTTCCAGCGCCGCTGCGACCTCTCCACGAATTGCCGTGTGGAACTCAATCTCGACACCGAAGGTGCGGTCTGTGCTCCGTGCCTGCCAGCGGGCTGCAAGCGCCGTGGCTGCTGCTTGGCTTCGGGCTAGGTCTCGTTCTCCGATACCGAGGTAACGACGAACACCCTCTCGAATGGTCGATTCACCTCTGACTCCGAAGTGGTCAGCAATTGCTCGCCAAGTGTGACCTTGGAGTCGCATCATGTGGGCGTCGTGAGCGTCCCAGCGAGGTGCTTGTGGCATCTGTCCCTTTCCTTTCTGGAGGTCCCTTTCCCCTCCACTTAAAAACTACACCAGATGAACTAGGTGTGTCAAGTCAATCGAAATCCGCCGCTGTCATGTGCATGATTTCGCCTGTCGAAACCAGCCGCTTCAAAGTGTTTGGCGCAATCTGCCAGTACAGGCTGAGCGACCAGCCCCGAGCGTCTTTCTCGGCATCGACCCAGTGACCTGCCTTGCCTTGGCGTTGCATCGCATGTCGGAACTCATGAAGCAAAGTCACGATTGATGGCTTCGCCATGTGAATCTGGTTCCTTGACGGACGGTAGAAACCAGAGCCAGCGGCTGGGTCACGGACCAACATTGGGATTTCCATTCCCCGCTTCACCGAAACCACAATGAGCCATGCCTGCATGTGATTCCAACGACGCTCTTCGTCAGATGTTCGCCAGTCCCTCATCATGAACCGTGTCCGAGCGACCGTGTGAGCAGAAATGTTGTTGAAATGCTTGTGGTACTTCATACCTTCATTGCCTGTTCAAGAGCAGCATAAGCGGCTGCTTTATCTGCTCTAGCACTTTCAAGACGAGCGAACAGTTCTTCAAGTCGTTCGTCACCGTGGCGGCAATCTAAAACTTTTTGCCAATCTGCCATGGTGACTTCTCGAATATCGGCAACTCGAACACCGCAATAATCAAAAATGAACCAAGTTGCTAAATGAACTCGTGACATGTGATAACGAAATTCTCTGGCTTCTTTTTCCATCTTCACCCTTTCTGGAAGGTCCCTTTCCCCTCCACCAAAAATTTACACCAGATGAACTGGCTGTGTCAAGTCAATCTTTTTCTGGATGTTTGCGAAGGTCGGCAAACAATGCTTGGTCTGTGACGCCACACGCATCGGCGATGACTCGGTAAGGAACACGGGACTTACGAAGTCGGCGAATGACACTGCGGCGCTGGTTGCCCAGACGGACCACGGCGCTTTGATGTTCCCTCATCATGGAGGTAAGAATCTTCACCTTGTCGAGGTCCGAATCTTCTACTTCGTCGTTTGTTTCAATTCGTACTTGTCCGAACTCATTCATGACCTCGGACGATAGCACGGTCAAGTGTTCGTAATCGCATCAAGGTGCCTGAGAGCCTCACTCAGCGCCGCACATGATTCCAAGTCAAAGTTCTTATCCACCATTCGGGCTGCCTCAACCACACGGTCAATGGCTTTTCGTTTTTGACCTGCTTTTGTGTCGCTTGGAGTCAGAATCAACTCGGTCAAAGGGTGCTGGTCCGCCAATCGCATCGAGAGGTATGGATGGCAGTTGCCTCGTTTGGTCCTCAACTGAGCGACCTTGCCCATTTTGTGAAGAATCGACAGAGCGCCAGAAATCTGCCCGTGATGCAGCCCCATCAAAAGACTGAGTTCTTTCCAAGTCAAGCCTTCAGGATGTTTTTCGAGGATTTCCATTACAAGCATCTGGCGGTGTGTGGCAGCCCCGTTTGATGCTTCCCGCTGTGCTCGGTCGATTGATGTGTCAGAGCCTCTTACAAAGCCTGCTGTGCCTGCATACGGCAGATGTGGTGTGTCACTCATCTTTACTCCCTGTGATTGTGATGATGATTCTGTCTGTCTTTGCTCTCACTGGAGCAAGGAACATGATTCCGAGCAGATGTTCTGGTGTGTCATCGGAAAGAAGCCCTCCGTCGACCATCCCGTCGATTGCTGCTTTGACGGCTGGGTTGCATGCTGCACAATCTTGCAGTCTCCCTTTCATTGAGAGACCAACTGTTACAACCGACTTCGTTAAACGAGGGAACCGCTGAGTCTTGGCGAGCCAGCCGTAGAGTTGCCTCCACTCTGCTGTATTGCTTGCCCTGACCCAGCGGTTGCCGCTTCGTTCTGAGTTGGTTGTCCATGGTCGCATGTAGACCACAAACTGGATGGAAACAATTCCGTTTCTTTCCGTCATTGAAACGGAATGTTCCATTCGAGTTACTTGCCGATGTAGCGAGCGTAGATGGTGAAAGTTCCATCTGGCTGCTTGCGGCTTGTCCATTCAGTTTCTGGGAACCTCTTCTTCGCCATTGAAACAATCACGGCGTTATTTGAACCCTCGGTGTAAATTGCCCAACGATTTGGTCGAGCCTTGAGTGCTGCAACGAATCGCATGGTTCGTCCACCACCATTGTTTTTGTGTGTACCAGTTCTCTTCGGTGGTGGTGTTGACCACCGAATTTTGGTTTCTTTTACTGACTGAGCCATTTCTGTCTCCCTTTTGTTGAGGGGGTGTTCCCCGCTTCTTTTGTCAAAGATACACCCCTGTTTAGTCTTTGTCAACCTTTGTTTGAAAACAAATGTTTTTTTGTTACTGCAAGAGCAACATTGTTATGAATCATGGTGTGGCAATGATTGCAAACAGCCAAAAGATTCTCTGGCTCATCACCTCCGCCTTGAGAACGAAGTTTGATGTGATGAACATGTGCAGCCAGAATTGTGCATCCATCCCAACGGGCTTCACAACGACCAGCAGAACGCTTTGCTACTGCAGTTCGCATTGCTGACCAATCGTGCTTCTTTCGAACCTTTGGCTTGAAAGCGGTTCTTTTCAACGGTGTTCTTTTCAACTTGCTGCCTTTGCAATCAACTGTTCGTAATGTCGAATCAAATCTTCGTGCATCCGTTCAGGCTTTCCATGAATGTAATCCATGACATCGTCCTGCTGCTTGTTCAGACGAACCAGATTGGTCACCATTACCACGGCATCAGAAAACTGTGCGTCCCTTTGGCTTGGTTTGCTTTGGACTGCGACGCTCTTTTCAACGACCAGACGCTCCCAATGCTTTTCCATTTTCATCGGTGTTCTCAAATTCTTTCGCCACCAGTCATCCTCAAAAGCCAATCGCATCATCGTCTCGATTTGCTGTTCTGTCGCTCCCTGACTAAGGAGGCGGTTCATGCTTTTAGTCCACTCAGCGGTCGGTGCTTGAATAGCGACTCCAGCGGGTGTGGTCTGCTTCAGAAGTTGATGAAACAAATCGACGAGCGGCGTGTGTGTTTCATTGGACGGTTTATTGGATGGTTTGGGTGCATCTCCTGCACCCCGTTTTGGAATCTCCTGCACCCCGTTGGCTGCATCTGCTGCACCCCGTTGCCATTCGAGGTGCGTCGCATGCACCCCGCTAAT